TTCGTTTTCGATTGTGGCAATTGCATCTTTAGTTTCCTGTACCTTTTCTTTCAACAACGAATTCATTGTAGAGAAAATGCGAATGTCTAGAATGTCTTCAATAACTTCTCTTCGTTGAGTTGTTGGCAACTGCATGAATGGAACAAACGATGCAGAACCAAGGATAACAACTTGAGTGAATGTCTTGTAGTTTAATTTAAGAACCTGTTGCTCAAGAATCTTTTGATAGTCTCTTGATGCAGCATCTTGATTGATCATCTCACCATCTTGCCAAATTTCAAATACATTGGGTTTGATACCACGAATGATTTTGTACTCTTTACCATTGATGTCAAATTCAACTTCAACAGAACAACCCTTACCATTGATGGAGTTTACGAGTTGACCCTTATTGATGTTACGGAATGGTTTACCAAATAACGAAAAGCACAATGCGTCTAAGATTGTGCTCTTACCTTCACCATTCTTACCAATGATAAGAGTGGTCTGTGATTTGTTTAGTAATACTTTGTTCGGTGAATTGCCAGTGGATAAAAAGTTTTTCCAACATACGCTATGAAAGTTTATCATTCAGCTTTCCATTTCATACCCAGTGTTTTGTAAATAAACTGCTTCACAAAGTTAGGTTTGTTTTTAGATATAATAGTAATTGGACATTGATCAACATTAACAGTAAAGGATGGGCTACCAATGTTAGTTGACATGGTAGCCCATTCAGTACCACCACCATGCCAATTATTAAGAGTATATCCAGTATAATTTTGTTTCTTACGCTGTTCTTCAGCATAGTCAGTACAGGGTTTAAAACCCAACTCAAGTGGAATCTGTTCTGTCAGTGAAAAGAAATACTCTATGTTAAGTTGTTGCATCATACTACCTCGATGTTGACTGCCTCAGTGTAAAGTGTTCTCATGTAAGTCTTGATTTGTTCTTTGTCAACATCAGTCTCGATTGAATCAACATAGTGTGAGAGAACAGAGAGTGTATCTTCAAGATTGATTTCTTCACCAATCTCACCATCTTGGAACTCTGACATGTCTTCAATAATCTTGATTTCATGACAACCCTTATTATACAACTTCTGAATGAATTTGTCAAATTTATAAAAGTCAGTTTTGTTTACAACTACTAACTTTACATACTTGTGTTCAAGTTCAAGTGCATCTAAATCGACAGGGTCTGTATCTTTGTCGTTGTATTCGATTCGTTCAAACATTCGATAAGGATTGCAAATGAATTCGAGTTCTCTTGTATCGAGATCAAACAAGTGGAATCCTCTGGGATCGTTATAGTCCTGCCATGTAAGTTCGTACGGATTTCCGAGATAATGAATATGCTTATCACTACTCCTATGATGATAGTGCCCAGAAAAAACCAAATCAAACTTTTGAAAAGTTTCTTTAGCCAAGCCATCATGTGATTCCATTCCTCTATGCATTGCAAAGCCTGCAATCTCAAAGTGACCCATGCAGACTTCGGCTTTAGTGTTTGTAATATGATCCAATGATTCTTGATAGTTCTCTGGACAAATCCATGGCATCATACAGATGCTTGTTCCATCAATAACAATTGTTTCTGGTTTAGAGATAACATCAATGTTACCGTATTCAACTAGAAGTAAATCTGGAGAGTTTACCTCATTAGTATTTTTATATGCAGTATCATGATTACCAACAAGCATATGAATACGAATACCTCTTTCTTCTAATGGAGTGAAAAAGATTCTTTTTGCATGATGTAGTGATACATGATTAGTATATTTTCTTCGATCAAATGTATCACCTAACATTAATACTGTAGTTATTTCTTTTTCATCTAATGTTGGTATAAAAACATTAGTATAAAATTTTTCAAAAAAATCAACAAACGCTAGGCTGTCATTGCGAGCACCCCAATGCGTATCGGTGATAATACAAATTTTACTCATCTATCTTTTCCTTACATTTATTAAAATGCCACTGTTTCATAGAACTAATTCCACCAGTTTTATTACAATGTGGACATGTAACTTTTTGCTTTGGAATACCTTCAAATGAAACCTACCTTTCTATTTGAACTAGATTTTTTAGCATTATCAGATTGTTGATTGAACACCTCTGCAATAGAGTATGTATCTTTCAATTTCTTTGCGAGAGATTTAGCAGCATCTGCATTAAGAACATCGAATGTAACGATGTCGAAACATCTTCCTGGACGAATCAACGCAGAGTCAATGTCACGGATAGATGGAAGGTTAGTAGAGAAAATCATCTTCTTACCTTTGGTTGTAACAAGACCATCACCAACATTCAAGAAACGATGCATCATTGTGTTGCCATCACTACGAGACTTCAAGAATGCATCACTGTCTTCAAGAACCATAACTTCTGCGTCATCCTCGATGAACTTTGCAAAGAAACCATCTTTCTCAAGAATACCAGCATCGTATGTTACGATTGCAGAACAGTTGCGATGAGCAAGCAGACCACGAATGAATGTAGTCTTACCAGTTCCTGGAGGTCCAATTAGTAGGAGAATGTTGGCAGAAGATTCCATGTAACGATCGTAGTAATCGCCAAGGGATTCGCCATTAAGGAATGGATACATTTCTTCAGTTGGAAGACGATCACGATTCAATGGAACATTAACGGAGTTGCCGTCTGCACCATATACCCATTCAATGTGAGAAGAAACTACATCGAAGTTTGATTCAACAATCTCAATCATGTCCTCTGCAAATTCAACATCACCAAATGCACGAACAGTGGTTGAGTTAGAGTTTACATCAAACTTAATAAAGTTGTTGGTGTTTTCTTCAATAATGAATCCTGTGGATGCATTATTTTGCACGAATAAACAATCTTTGTATTGTTCTTCTGCCCACTTTGACCATCTTTGACGATCGCAGAGAACAGTAGTTTCTCTTTGTACTGTTGACATTTTTGCATCAACACGACGCTTCATTATTTCGACTGTGACTAAGTCTTCGAAATCAGAAACACCTAAAAATATTTTTTTATCATCCATAATTTTTTTCAAATCAAATTGGTTATCAAACGCATCCCATGTATATTTTCTAAGAAGTTTCTTACCTCTTTTTCTGGCTTTACTTTTTGTGCTTCTTGCTAGAGCAGGATAAGACTTTGACACTATGTTATGTCCTGCCTGCAAGTCACGAATCCACTGTCTTATGTCCTGTGTCATTTTCATCATCCAAAAAACTATTCAATGTATTATCAACTTTTCGTTTTGCAGCTTTTTCTTTTTTGCGATCCATCCAAGAATCGTCAAAGGTGCTATTGTTCTGAACAAAATCCATGTAGGCATTATGATAGTCTTTATCGTCACCTTCTTGAACTTCAAACATCTCAAATGGCATATCTTGAATTAACTTACCTTTAATGTAACTCTGTTTCTTTTCCTTGGCAATCCTTCGCAAAAATGCATACCAGATAATCTGAGTAAAATATGCAAATGGATTATTGGATTTCGTGGGATCAAAGTTATCAATATATTGAAGGCAGTTTTCAATGCCATCAGATATCATCTCATCACGATAGGAATAATTTATAAAGTTGGGTTTATAGGAAAGATGGGTTGCTATCTTTAGAATACATTCGCCAATGTAGTTGCTTACGATTGGTTTTGGTAAACCTTTTTCTTCAGCTTCTAGTTTCTTGGCTCGCATCTCTACTATAGCTGCAAGAAAGTCAGCGTTATTTACATATTGTGCCATACATACTCATTCCTCATTAATTCAATTTATTCATAAGTATACATCATTCATGACTAAAAGACAAATCTTATTTCTGCAAGACTTGTAGTATAAAATAAATTTGCTTTTTTAATTGACTTAGGTCATAATCACTGTGTTAGGGTTGATCGTGACTACTAGTTAATAGTATCGTTACCTTCGATAAAGACTCGGTGTTTTTCTTCTTCTCTATCATCCTTTGGAGTTTTTACTAACTCCTCAAGCATTAAGACTCTTCTTTTTGCTTCTTCTAAATCTACCTCATCTTCCCAGAGCAATTCTTCTTTTTGATCTTTTGATGATATAAACGAAAGTCTTTCATGCTCTGCAACGATGCGTTGATAATGAGGGATGAATAGATGATGCAACTTCTTCACAAACATAATGTCACGCTTTGCGATCACAAAAGTTCTATCATCTGAGAATTGACATAGAGGGTGTGCCGTTACATGTTCACGACTTGCTTCTAAGATGGGAATAGTTCTAATACACATTGGCGATTCAAGCAACACATGGTCATCATCTTCTTCTTTGAGGACAGCCATTACTTGCTCACCTGATGTGAGTTTCATTACAATGTAGAACTCGTTGTCGTCTAACATAGATCCACCTCTATAATTTTAACTTTAAATTCTTCTTCAGCATAGATTTTATATCTTTCAGCTGCATGATTTAGAGTATGGTTTTTCCAAGACTTCCAATGCAAATCATCGGCAAGGTCATACAGATTACATTTAGTCTTGCCATCTTTCAATCTCAATCCACGACCAATACTTTGCAAGTTACGGATCTTGCTCTTTGATGGTGATGCAAAAATGACATTCTCGAGAGACGGTATGTTGATGCCAGTGGAGAATGTACCAAAACTAGCAATAATAATAGCGTCGCTTTCACCTTCTGTAATGTGACGAATTGATTCACGATCGGTTGTATCTGTTCCTCCGTAAACAAAGAACACTTTGCGATTTTCATGCACCTTATCCTTTATTAATTCATATAAAATCTTACCATGTTTTTCAACAAACTGGAAAAGCACTAAGGTGTTACCCTCAGATTTTACTGCAAGATTACGAATAAATTTATTTCGTTTCTCATTGCTTACAAGAAAGTCCATCTCTTCTTGATAAGTCTTATTCTTTTGTGCTTTGCGAATTTCTTCGTTGTACTTCAACATCACACACATTATATTTAGTGTGGTCAGTCTTCCTGAGTCCATGAGTGCTTTGGTTGTAGTAACCTTATGAACTGGACCAAACATACCTTCAAGAACTAAACGATGAACCTTTTTATTATCAAGTGTACCTGTTGTTCCAATACGATAACGAATCTTGTCCATCTTTTCCATAACTGTTGTTAGGGATTTTGCTTTGAACTGGTGCGCCTCATCTCCAAAGATTACATCGAACTGAGCAAACCAAGATTTAGGTTGTAGGTATACAGACTGCCAAGTTGTAATCAACACATCCTTAGTGAATTCTTTAGTGAATCCTGCATATAACTTTTGGCACGCACCTGCAGTATTGAAACCATTGGCAGAGGAGTAGTCCTCAAAGTCAGTAAACAACTGTTCAACAAGAGAAGTCGTTGGAACTATAATGATACATTTACGATCGTGTGCAATATGCCAACGCATCGTGGTGTAAATTATAAATGACTTTCCTGACGCAGTGGGAGATAATAGCAGTGTGCGCTCTTTATCTAGAGCAGTCTTTACTGCTTCAATTTGGTAGTCTCGGATTTCGATTGGTTTACCACGACCATGAGGATTGAGTGACTTAGCATAGTCTTCTACAATCTGATGTGTGATATTGTTTTGATGGAATACAGGAGTTACATATTCAATGCCATACCTATTGCGAGTGGCAAACTCTTCAACATATGATACTAGACCAACATAAAGAGTTTTTCTAATTGGACAAAAGAGTTTCACGATACCATCCCACAACCTAGCACGATATTGTGGAGTGAACCTAGCACCTGGATATTCATAAGAAAAGAATTGAACTAATTCCATTTCTATAGAAGGATCTGAAAAAACTCTTACATATACTTCATCAAGTTTTTCAATTTTCAATATTGGTTGCATATTTACATTCATTTCCGTGCCACCTACTAAACATAGCAGGGGTTGTTAATTTATTACAATGAACACATTCAATTCTTTTTCTGGTTAGAGCTATCTGTTTTAACTTTAATTTTGTCTCAACTGAATGTGGTACACCAATATGAGGTTTTCCTAATTTACCTTTGCTTATTGCACTACCTCGATTTTTATAATCCTGCGCTGTCATTTTATTATGAGAACGCTTAGACATAGCCTGTTGAAACTTTGGATCATTAAATTTACATAATCTACCTTTGATAAAACCTTCAGGAATTTTATCTTCTTTAAGTATATATTTGTTTTGACTCCCATCATTAATCCACATTCTGGTGTGAGTAGTTGAACCACCCTCGCCACCAGTTGTCATATTAAATTCAGGTTTTAATGATTCTATGTAATAGATTTCTTTAGAATCTAATAGTTCTTTTGTTGTAACTTCTAAGATTTGTACAGAGAAATTATCTTTACCATATTTTCTTATTGAACGATAGAGATAAGTTTCATCGCCACGAGCAGCATTAGATAAGTGTCGTTTGAATCTTGCTTGAACTGAGTGTTCTGTTTTGCCGATATAACATTGATCTGTTATATGGTTTTTGATTTGATAAATACAAGTAGACATATCAACTCCCTTTTAGTTGGTATTGTTTAGAAAGGGGTGGGTGTTAGCGCACTCATCCTTTTTGCTATTATATTTATAATATCGCACAGGTGTCAATGTCCAGCTAAGAATTTCTTCCATTCAACTGCAGTTTTAATCTGCCAGTCTCTGGCTTTGATTTGGCCAAGAACAGATTCAAGAAAATATATCATTGTTTCAAGGTAATCAATCTTGACTCTTAATGTATTTAGTTCGGTGTCACCTGAGAGGAATTCATCCATCTCATTCTTTAATGGTTTAACACCTTGCCATTGTTCCCAAGCAAGAGCAGTCAATTCGTCACGAGATAGTTCACCACGATATAGGCGAAACTTATTCTTGCGTAACAAGTTGTAGTCTGATTGGTATTTGGTGTGTTTAAGTTTGATGTTGACAAGCATTTTTAAATACTTGGCATGTAACTTGGGGGTTGCTGTGGTTGTTTCACCAAGATAATTATCATCTATCTCGCAGTCTTTATCCCACTGTTCTTGCAATTGTTCAATATTCATAATATCCTCACATTTATATACTGCTAATTATACCGCAGTATTACAAAAAAATCAAGTTTGTCTTACAAGAATTTATAGTATCCGTAGCGGAATGTTGCATTCCCTACTAGGTATTGCACATCTGTATTTGTAGATGCAAACATCAATGAGTCAATAGTGATTGGAAACATATCATAAAACTGCACGATTTGAGCAGTTTGATTATTACCATTTAGAATTTGCAAAGTACCATCAGAGTAGTTTTGTGCCAACTCAGAATAATTTAATGTATCAGCTGCATTAAAAGTAATATACTGATCATAAGACTGCGGGAAACCTAAAGCGATAATCCAGTTATAGATTGCTTTGTAGTTTGCCATATTAGAGTCAACTAAGAACTGAACAGTAAGTTGATCATAAGTTAATGATTCACCTGGAATTGGTTGCACATTAAATGGGTTACCAAACTCAGGAGCACCAAGAGTGATACCTGGAATAGTTACCTGCTGACAAAAGAATGACAGGTTAGGTAATTTGGTGATGTTGAACATGAATCCATTAGGTGATAATGGAGTGATGTTATCTGGGAAGGGACAGGTAATAGTTGTAGTAGCCATAACATTATTTATCCAAATAAAAAAGAGGGATTCTTTTCAGAACCCCTCTTAAAGTACCGCTTCTATGTCGGCTTCTTAAAAACCGACTAGTCGATTACATTAGGTTAGCAACCTTAACACGACGGTAGTAGTAGTTTTCGTTTGCAGTCAAACCACCAGTGCCATCTAATGAAACGAATGGGTTAGCAACTAGACCGTAACGAGTCTTGAAGCCAATTTTTGGCTGGAAGCTGTTAGGATCAACTGCACGAACCATTTGCAATGGAACATATGGGCAATAGAACAAACCAGCATCAAACGCTGATTGACCTTTGTAGCCAACAACGAAGAACTGAGTGTTAGATACATTGCTTGTGTATGGGTCAACATAAACTTTGTACTTGCCGTTTAGAACACCAGCGAAAGTAGTAGAAGTATCATCGATAGTCAAATCATTCTTACCAGTCAAGCCAGAAGAATAATCTAACACACCAGCCATTGCTAGGGCAGAAGCCACATCAGCTGAAGTGATGATAACATTACCACGACCACGACGAGTTTGTTGACCAATAGCATTGGCTTCACGCTCGATTTGGAACATTAGACCTTTGAATTTCTCAACAGACCAACGACCATTTGAGTCAGTGTCTAAGTCGAAAGTACCAGCAGTAGTAACACCAACTTGAGCACCTGCTTTAGCAGTAGTGTACACAGTACGGATAACTTCACGGTTGATTTCAGCAAGGATCTCTGTAGAGAGAATGTTGCTTAATTCACCTTCAGCGTCAAGACCATGAACAGACTTCATGTCTTGTGCTAATTCGATAGAGTATTCTGCCTTCAAAGCACGAGTCTTTGCAGTTACAGAAGTCTTTTCGATAGAGAAAGCCATAGCACCGAAAGAACCATCACCAACACCACCTTGACCTAAACGCTCGCCATCGGCAGTCGCTAGACCAGTACCAGTAGTTTCAGAACCACCGAAGTCATAAACACCAGAGTGAGCACCAGTACCAGCGAAGTCTGTATCAGCTTCGTTGAATAGAGCCTCAGTACCACCTTGAGTAGAGTAGCGTGACTTCATTGCGAAGATCAAGCCAGTTGGTTGAGTCATTGGTTGTACACCGCAAACATCATAAGCGATCATTTGTGGCATTGCACGACGAACCAAGCTGATGATAACTGGATCAAACTTAGCGAAACCGCCAGTGTCACCATAAGAACCAACAGCGTTAGCTGGAGCAGCTTCGTTCAATTCGCCCATGGCTTCACGACCACGACGCATTTCGATTTCTTGGTTTTCTAGAAGAACCGCAGTTACTTCTTTACGATAGTTGTCACGAATCTTTGGAGCACTTTCGTGCTCAAGAATCGGAGCCCATTTTTTTACTAAATCTTGACGATTAATCATTTTGGATTTCCTTATTTATTTAATTTGTTGAGCTGAGCAGCAT